CACTCAGAAAGAGCAGACGCTTGTTGCTGCAACAATGACAATCAACCCCTTGAAATGGAAGGGGCGAATCATTGACGATACGCAGTCTCTTTCTTGGCCGCGTTTGATCAAGATTGATGGGCGCCAGCTTTCTACGGAAGAGCTGCCTATTGACTTTGAAATTGCCGTTGCCTACATGGCGGCATTTCTTGGTAGTGGGGGTGGATACACCTCTGTCGCCGTAGATGATGGTGGCTCTTCGCTGCGTAGCACGAATCAGTACGAAGAAGTTGAGCTTGGCGATGGGGCGCTTCGCGTTAAGTTCAAAGGTGGCGATAATCCTCAGACGGGTATTGATTACATTCCGCCATTTGCGATGGATATTCTCTATCGCTACATGATTGATCCAAGCTTCAACCAGCCTTATGTGAGTCGTACTAGCACTGCTCGCGTCGATCCCTATTACGGCGGCGGCGTTTTCCGCCCACGTCGTATTCGTTTTGCCGGCGGCCAAGTGTTCCCGACCTATGGCGGTTGGGCAAGCAATCCGCTGTGATAGGCCATGGCACTTGTTGACGACATCTTTTCTTCGATTCCAGGGCCGCTGATCTCTCAGTTCGGGATTAGTGCTGTTTATATCAAAACCAGCGCTCACCAAGCCTATGATCCCGCCTCTGGAACCGTGCTTGGTGTTTCAACCGAGATCCCAGTCAAGATTGTTATCTCTGCGTTGAAGCCCGAAGAGATGCAAGGGCTTTATCAGCAGACAGACGTAAAAATTATCATTTCCGCCGATTCTCTTTCTGGGTATTACCCGCAGACGACAGATTCTATTCGATACACGCAGAATGGGGTTGCTAGAACTGCAAAGATTATCGGGATGGAATCGTATCGAGGCGATAACGCTATCATGCACTCAGTGGTTGCGAGGCTGAGTTGATATGGCGCGAAGAAGTAATCTTGGAATTGCAAAACAGATTGGGCGGGACATCAATAAAAAGCTTGCCCAAGCTGTTCAGGAGTCTGCTGTTGAGATCACGAACGGGCTTGCAGAAGCTGGTCCGGCTTGGACTGGTACGTTTTCTTCTGCTTGGGATGTTGTGCCAGCTGGCGGGCAGGGCAGACCTCCCCGTGGTGGCAATGGCGTCTACAAATACACCAGAAGGAATTTCCCCACTTCAAGATTTGAGAAATCGCTTGAACGAGGAAACAACCGTTTTGAAATTGTAAATACTGCACCTCATGCTGCGATTGCACTGGATCAAGAGGAATCAACTTTTAGGCGTATTGGCGAGCCTGTTAAGCCTCTAGTAAAAGAGGGCTTTCGGCCTAAATCTGGAGATGGTGAACAAGAGCCTCATTTTAGGGCCGACGTTGCAATGGGTTACACGCAAGAAGAGCCAAACGCAGGTGCCACCGCTGAGCATGATTGGTTCCCAACTTACAGCGCAGGAGGTGCATTGAGTCGCGATCTTCGTGTTGGAGTTGATCGTGCATTTGTGCGCAAGGGAGGCGGCATTTAATGAACTACCAATCAATCCGCGCTGTAATTGAAGCCCCGCTTCTCACTGCCTATAACACACAGGCGCCCCCTATCCCTGTCTACTTTGACAACATCACAGCGGTTCCGCCTGATCCACCGAAAGAATACGTTCGTGTCAACGTAACTTTTGGACTGACGACAGAATCAACGCTTGATGGGTCACTTGATTATGCAAGGGGCGCGTTGATTATTCGCTGCTTCACGCCAAAAAGCATTGGCCCTGCTCGCTGCCAGCAAATGATCCAACTCGCGAAACAAGTTATTGATACTTTGAATGCAACGCAGAAAACTTCAACATCGACCTACGTGCGTGTTGGGCAAATTAGCGGACCCTCTTTTCAGGCGCCTGACAATTCACCTCACTTTATGGGGCGCATTGATGCTGGTTGGCAAGCCAGTGTGAAGTAGATCGCTAACCTGTGTGTAGCTGGGCAGTGCCCACTAAAGCCACTACCCCTGAATTGTCATGGCAACCGTTCTGTCCGGCATCTCCGGCGCATTTTACTACAAGCCTGCGGGCACTGTTGATGGCTTCATCGAGACTGCTATCAACACCACCACCGATACTATTTCGCTGGTTCCTGCTTTGAACTTCAAGGCGGGCGATCCTGTCAAGTTCCGCATCTACAACCCGAACACCGGCGCAACTGTGACGCCGGATGTTTCCAATGTGATGCCGGCACTTTCTGTTGGCTCGCTTGATCCTGCAGTCACTTACTACGTGCTGACTTACGACACCAGCACTGGTGCAATGACTGTTTCTGCCTCGCAGGGTGGTACGTCGCTTGATTTCTCGGATGACGGTACTCTTGCAGCTCCCAATAAGTTTGAAGCTTATTACGCTGACTTTGCTGCTGTCGCTGAAGTACGTGACTGGTCTCTTGAAATTACACGTACTGAAATCGACGTTACAACCATTGGTAAGCAGCCTGGTCAGTATGTTCCCTTCCGTACCTTCATCGCCGGTTTTGGTGAAGCTACTGGATCTGCGACTGTCTACATGACAGACGAGGATGCTGCCAGTGCCAACCGCATGATCCAAGACGTGCTGCTTCGCAAGCAGGTAGGCGCCAGTGTTCGCCTGTATGTGGATCAGGTGTTCAGTGGTGGCGTTCTGAGTGACAGCCTGAGCCGCTCGATCTACATGGAAGTGGCGCTGACCTCTGCCTCCCTCGCGGTGAACCCGGATGATGGCCAGCAGATCAGCATCAACTTCCGCCCGCTGGATCAGCCCACCTTCGACCTGACTACGACCGCCTGATCGTTCCCGCAGGTAATACGCCCCGCTTCGGCGGGGCTTTTTTGTTGCTTACTTGTTGCGGGAGGTTGAACGTTGTAGGCTGTGTGCTGACCACGTTGTTTTCATGGCCAACACTCCGACCTCCGCCTCTTCAATGAGGGCAATTGATCGCCTGCGCAAAGCAGCCAATTTCGAGCCGATTAAGCAAGAAATTGTGCTTGATAATGGCGATGAGTTTACTTTTTATGTAACACCTCTGACTGCGGCTGAGCGAGAAAAAGCGCAGAAAGACGCAAAATCTGACAACGCAAATGATTTTGCTATGCAGCTTCTTATCGCAAAAGCACAAGATGAAAACGGGGAGCGCCTTTTTAAGGCAGGCGACATTCCTGTCCTGAAGCGCGACATTCTTGATCAAGATCTCCAGAAGCTGATTCTTGCGGTATTGCGGCCAGACAGCGAGGATGCTGAGGCAGATATGAAAAGCAATTGAAAAAGAGCTTGAGTCGGATGGGCGCTTATTTTTCCAGCTTTCGCTTGCAGAGACGCTGCATTGCACTTTGCATGAGCTTAAGGACAAAGTAACGGATCAAGAACTTTTGCTGTGGTCTGCTTATTTTGCGATTAAGAACAGAAAGCAAAAGGAAGAGATGGACAAGATCAAGCGTCAGTCTCGTCGCTAGCCGCCTGCCTTAGGCGGCTTTTTCGTGTCTGGCTAGACTGATTGGAACCCCAGGTCGATCAAAGTGGCCAGCGTTGATGCTCAGATCAATCTAATTCTCAAAGGGGCCTCTGAGCTTAAGAAGCTAAGCTCTGCGCTTGATGCAATAGAAAATACCGCCACTTCCATACAGGATCTTTTTAATAGTGGCGTTTTTGGTCGTGTTAGTGACATCAATACATACGTCAAGGCTCTTGGTCAGATAGAAAAAACGGCTGCGGCAACGCGATTGCAAGCAGCTTCTATTGCAGACGTAAATGCCGAAACAAAACGCGCTTTAATCGTTGAATCGCAACTGCGAAGAGAGCGTTCAAGAACAGCAAGGCTTTCTCGTGCGTTTGAAATTGAAACAAAAGGGCTCGATCAAACGAAAGGAAAACTGAGAGAGATTAAAGAGCAATTCGATGAAGTTTCGGTTGCGCTAAAAAGCGCTTTCAAGCTTGGCGATGTAAGAATTATCTCTCAACTAAGAAATGAACTCAGCGCACTTGTTGAAGACCAACGTGAATGGAATCGAACTCTTGCAGGTACAAAAAATACTGGAATAAATGCTGATTTTCTAAAAGAGCAAGCTCGTGGCTACGCTCAACAAATCGAACAGCTTCGCAAAAGAGCCCTTGCGCTTTCTGAAAATGAAGAAATTATTCGTCGCCTTGCCGCAGCCGAGTTCAACCTAGTTAAGCAAAGAGATAAGAATACCGGAGCGTTTACTCAATTCGCCGACCCGAGGCTCGGTCGAGAGCTTCTTTCAAACATTAAGGCTCAAATTACTGCAGAAGAGCAGCTCGCCAGGGAGCGTGAAAGATTTTCTGGCCAATATGAGAGACAGCAAAAAGAGGCACGTCGTCAGGCTGTTTCAACCGCACAAACTATAGCCGCAATTGCAAGAAAGGCCGGTGGAGCCACTTTTGACGCATTGACATTTGGACAGGGCGCAAAAGTCGCTCGCGGAGCAAGAAATGCTGCGATTAGAGGTGGCCTTGGTATTGGCGCGCTTGGATTGGGTGGTGCTTATGCGGCAACTCAGGAGGCGCTTGGCAATATAAACCTTGGCCTAATTCAGGGTCCAGCAGTTGAAGCAGCAAATGCGATTGGAGGGGCAATCAATAATGCACTTGGCGGTGTTCCGGCAATTATCAACGACATGCTTTCGGCGCTAGGCAATGTTCCTGGCTCGCTCGGTCTTGCCTCTGTTGCTGCTCTCGCTTTTGCTCCAGCGATGAAAACCGCTGCTGATGCAGTGTTTCTTGCTGGAAAGAGATTCGGTGCGACTAAATTTGGCGAAGACATCAAATTAACATTAGATCGACAGACGAATCTTTTTGAGTCGGTAATCAATAAGGCTTCCGAAATGAACATGGTGCTTGACGCATCACGTTCTGGGCTTGATGCGGTAGGCAAGAAAATTGAAACACTTCCGGCGTTGCCTGCTGCTGGTCAAACAGCATTCGCTGGCCCCATGCGCCGTGGTCGCGGTGGTGCGTTCATTGGTGGTGGAGCGAGAGAACTTCTCAGCCCAGAGTTTCTTGCGACAGCAGCAGGAGCGATGGCGCAAAGGACTCAAGAGGCCGCAGATACATCCCTGCTGTTTGCTGAGGGCTTGGGCCAAGCTGCCACAGAAGCCAAAACAATTGCTGAGTATCTCAAGCAGGCGAACGAGCTAAGGGCGAAGGGTGAGTCTTCGACGCAGCGATTTATTCGTCAAACGATTGAGCGCGGAAGAATTGCTACGCAAGGACGGCAAAGCGCCGAGATCGCAAGGGAGCGATCTGCGTTTTTGACTGGATCTTCCTATTCGCTCTCACAGGTTCCGGCACGTGGCGAGTTGTTTCCTGGCGGAAGAACTGAAACAGCTCAATCGGCCTACAGAGAGCTACTTAATACCACGGCAAGAATAAATCAGCTTCAACAGGATTTGCTTGAAAAAATGTCCAAGCAGCAGGGATTTGCCGCAACGATTGGGCAACTTGAAAGACGAACTGTTAACGACAAAGGACGTTCCCTTGCTGTTCAGCAGCAAGAGAACGAAGAACTTCAGCGCTCGGTTCAGATTATTCGCGAAAGAAACAAGGAGCTTCGTCAGCGCCCAATTGCGGCAATGACGCCGCAAGAAAGAGTTTCTCAAGGCATTCTCGATCCTGAATCACTGCGAGCCAATCGTGAGCGTCGAATTGAGATTGGGCGCCTTGATCCGCTGGAGCGTTTTTACGCTGGGTTTCAACCAAGAAGGCTTGCCGCTCGTTCTGCAAGGGCCACCTCTGAAGGTTTGGTCGGTGGCGCCTTCCCGCTGCTGTTTGGGCAGGGAATTGGGGCGGCTGCGCTTGGTGGCCTTGGTGGTGCTGCTGGTGGCTTTGCTGGCGGCGGACTTGGCTTCGGTTTGTCGCTGGTTGGTACGGCGCTTGGTACGGCATTTGACGAAGCAGTTCAAGGCGCAAAAGAGCTTGGCGATGCACTGCAGAAGCCTGTCGAGAATTTTGATCAACTTGCTGAAAAGTCGTTCTTCTCTAGCAAAGCGCTTGAAGATACGATCAAAAAAACAATTGAATATGGTGACACGGCAACGGCGTCTGCGTTGATACAAGAAGAGGCGATTAAGAGGCTTGGTGTTGGTGGGGTCGAAAATCTCAAAACACTCGGAACCGAAAGTGATCGTCTCAACAGAGCCTTTGCTGAACTCGGCCAGCAAATGCAGGCTGTTGCGTCCGGCCCGCTTGCTTCGATTACTGGATTCTTCGCCAATATCCTCGGTCAAGCAGCCGCTGCTGGTAGGGTTCGCCTGCTTCGCGCAAATCTAAATCCAGAGCAAACTGGCCAATTCAATCAAGAAGTGAGGCAACGCCTCCAGCAACAAGGCATTCAGCGCGGCTTCTTTGCTCCAAGCGCTCCAACAGACGCTGAGATTGGAATGTTACAAGAGCGAGGTGCACTTCAGGATATTGTTGATAAATGGCAAGCAATTGAGATTCAGGGCAAGATTAAGCTTGATCCCAAGCAAGTGATCGAGTCTGAGATTAACGCGCTTCAGAGGAAACTTGAAGTGCTCGATATTGGGAAATCGCTAATAGATCAGGTACGTCGGGCCGCGCGCGAGCAACAAGATCTTGATAAGCAACGTGCTGATCTTGTTCGCTCATACGAGGAAAGTATTGGGCAGATTCGCGAAAGAGTTGAGAATGAGGTAGCCAATCGCAGATTCTCTGTTCTCGAACAGGAGAATCAACTGCTTGACCAGCAGGGCCAGAATAGGCTAAAGCAACTTCAACTCATCAATCAGGAAATCATTGCTGGCGCAGGACGGGGGCAGCGTCCTGAAGTTGAAGAAGCCGCAAGAAGGGCCGCTGAAATCGTTGCTCGATTTACTGAGGACCAGCTTTCGGCAGAGGAAGAAGCGGCAAGAATCAAGAGAAATGCAGCCCTTGATGCACTTAAATTTGATTATCAGGCCGCCGAATTTAAGGCAAGCATCGAGAAAGAAGTGTCTCGATTGAATGTCGAAACAGCTCGTCGTGTCGCTGATATCAATGAGCAGGTTCGCCGCAGAAACGAGGAGTTTGATAATCGCAGGTTTGCGATTGAAAAACAAATTGCTGACCTTCAGTTAAAGATGACGCAAAACGAGCTTGCATTGGCAACTAAAAATGCCAATCTGCCAATCGAGGCTCGCAGGGCTGCGTATCAGCTTTATCAACTTGTTGGGCGGGAACGTGAAATTATTGGACAAACCGCGCCCCCGCCAGCCCTGCGTGGTGTTGGACAAGTTGGTGGCGGTGGTGTTTCTACTCAAGGCATTGACGTAATTGTTTCTCGGCAGAAATCTGCTATAGCCGCAGTTGTTGAGGAAGCACTAAGAGGGCAAAAGCTGTTATCTGATCAATCAATTCAGAATTTCAAGAATTCAATTGAAAATCTCCTGAAGGGAATTGAGGCGCCAATTAATGCGATCAATCAATCAATTCTTGATGTTGACAAAGAAAGGGTTCGTTACAGCGAATTAATCTCGCAGGGCCTAACAGATGTCGTGGCCCAGCGTATCATTGAAATTGAAAAAGCGAAAGAAATTGCAAATCTGCAATTTGATAGCATTATTTTAGAGCTAGAGAAACAAAAGAGAATTGAAGGAACAACGGAGGCAATTAAAAAACAAATTGACATTGAAATTGATGGGATTAGGAGAAGGCAAAAGGCGCTTGAGGAAGCAACTGGCACTGCACCAAAAGACGGCAAGCCTGGTACTGGAATAATTGGCAAAGCAGTGGAAAGCGAAAGGGGAAAAAGCTTGCAAGATTTTATCAATAATGCCCAAGCCGAGCTAAATGACCTTGAGGGCGTGGCAATTCGAGTATCCCAAGGGATTGGAGATGCAGTTGGCAATTCACTCGCCAATGGCATTACTGGCCTAATTGAAGGTACGACGACAGCAAAAGAAATATTTGCTAATTTCCTCAAAGACGTTGGTCGGATCTTGATCGAAGAGGGCACGAAGATGATTGCCACCTATGTCATGATTGGCATTGCTCGTGCGTTTGCGGGACTCCAATCTGGGTCAAGTACAACAAGTGCAACGGGTCCAAACCCCGGCGGGATTCCTTCTACTGGAAACGTAACAGCCCCAAGTGTTAATGGCTTTGATACTGGCTCTATTAAAAATATTGCCGCAAATGGTGCTTATTTTGATGGTGGAATGGCTTATTTTGCAAAGGGCGGGATTGTCGCTTCACCGACCCTCTTCCAGTTCGCTGATGGCGGCATTCCTCGCATGGGCCTCATGGGCGAGGCCGGCCCCGAGGCGATCATGCCCCTCAAGCGCGGCGCAAATGGCAAGCTTGGCGTTCAAGTAGCCGACAACAGAGCGTTCCTAGAAGCCGCTTCTTCTGGTGACGCAGGCAATGTTCCTGTCACTGCTGATGAAGAGAGCGTGGCAACCGTGGCGACTCGTGCTGCGATCCGCGAAAGCGAACGCCTGCAAGAGAATCGCACGCAGATCATTAATCAGCAGATGGAGCATGAGCGTCGCTACGAGCGCGAGCGTATCGAGCAGATGGCATCTACTCCGGGCAACCTAAACATTCGGTACGAATCGCAGGTCATCAATAGTGTGGAGTACGTCACCCGCGAGCAAGCTGAGCGAATGGCTGCACAATCTGCACTGCGAGGCCGTGAGCTGGCAATCGGCTCCCT